GGAATTTAATTTTCTTTCCAACTCCGACAATAAGGTTCAATTCGATACCATCAAAATTAATTCGAAAACTTAAAAAAACCATTTCCTGAATTACTTGAGATCAATTCTGAGGTCGCGAGGCCCATTTCATTACATTTAAAAATTAACTCTTCGAGATAATCATATATTCCAGCTTTCATCAAGCTTTGATTTTTTTGTAAAGCACGTTCTCCTGTGTAACTTTTTTGCACCCGCGGTGGAACAAAAATCCATTTAGGTAGATTCATACTTTTAATCAATGCAACTATTTGATCTATTTGCTCATAAAAATTACCCTCTACGTCAACACGAATAAACTGGCAGCCTTCCATTTTTTCTTCAATAAATTTTTGCCTTATTTCATCATTTAATTTATTTTTTTTATGAAAAGGCTCATCAATTTCAATGATGATAAGGCTTAGTAATTCAAACGAGCTTTCCATTGGCTTAGAATGAATTTTATTCACACCAAGATTATGTTACCTAATGGTACCGTAATCATGAAGCACCATGGCATTCCTTCTGGGTCATATTTTACTTAGCTTATAGGATCCATCGTAAACATTATTGCAACTGAGTTCCTATACAGAATGCAAAATGTTCATGTTCGGTTTATGCGCGTCTTAGGTGACGATAGTTTTTCTTTAATTTAGAATACCGATTACGAAGTTTTCAAGCTATCTACGGTAGTAGAACAAGCGGGCACCTACTTCGGTTTACTATTAAATACATCGAAGATTAAAGTGTCTAGAACTAATGATTCCTTATCATTCTTAGGCTATTAGGCTCAAAATGTCAAGTTTGTCAAGGATACAAAATCATTATTTACGGGAATTCTTTATCCGGAGCATACCGTCAGTAATTTAGAGAAATCGTTTTCACGTGTATATGCCTATTTCTTACTAGGAGGATGTAATGATAGGTATTTCTCTTATTTCATCAACTATTTCTGTGCAGCATACAAGAGATCAACTTACCATTTTAGGCTAGATCCGGAACTACGCCGTAAATCAAGATACGTTTATGGTCGTTAAATGTCAGACATGTACGTTCATCACCATGACTTCTTCGATCCACATATACCTTTCAAGTAGAGTTTAGGAATCCCTTGATTGTGTATTTATTGTTATTTCTTAGTAAAAAAAAAAAAAAAA